CGGCTACGGCTCAGGCAGATTCGGCGTAAAAGCAGAAGTCAGGCCAGCGAGCAAAACAAAGGAATACCTAACCAGGGAAAAGGATATTGACAAGGTAAAAATTCGGAAACATCCACGATAAAAAACGGCCCGGCCTCATCACTGAGAACCGGGCCGAAAAATGGAAAAGCCGAAAACCTTTATTTTTTAATCCAGGTATAAAAGATAAAGGAAAACAGGGCGAAAACTGCTGTGATTACGCTCCCCCAGTTGCCGGAAACAAGCGCCTCTGCTACCCCCTTTAGCGGCGCTACAATGCCGGACGCTGCCGGGATAATTGCGGCAACCGCCGCGCTCAAATAAGACCAGTTATTCGGGTCTGCAATCCACGCTTTACCCGTGGTGAACTTTGCAGAAATCACCCATGTGCGAACGAGCGAAAACGCCCCGACAATACCGGCCCCGGCCCCAACAATTTGCGCGGCGACTTCGGGCGACATTGCCCCAAAAACGGATGTGAATAAAAGGATTAACTGAAGGTAGACATTTGTCCCTGTCCAGGGGCTTTGCGGTGTGGCTGTGCTACTCATTTTTAAAAGTTGTGTCTTGTTGTGAAATAAATAAGTTTGGAGATTCGCCGGGGCTTACAACCTCAATGAATCTTTTTTTTGTGGCTTTTTTCGGCTGCATCAAAGCAAATACCTCATTCATCGCGTAGAAGCCAGAATCAATTTTGAGGTTGATTTGTTCCCATGACGGCGCTGATATTTGCGCTGTGCGCGTTTCTTTGGTGGTATTGTGGCAGTTTAACCCTGAAAAGAAAATAAGGGCCATTAGTGCTGCGCATGTAGTTATTCGCGTCATTTCTTTTGCATTTTTACAGTGGCTTTTAATTCGCCAATGGTGTAAGACATTGAATTAAGTTTCTCATTTACTTTGTCGCGCTCTTCGCCGTGCCTTCGCTCCTGCATTACTTTGTCATCGTAGCAGTCATTCGCCCGGCGTTCCGCATCCCTCCACATCCCGGTAAAAAACACGTTCCCAAATGCCAGAAGCGCAATGACCGCGCCCTGCCGGTTTTGCTTGAATGCAGTGGTAAAAACACTGATTATGTTTACTCCATCTCCTGCCATTCGTCAAATATTTTATTGATCGTGAGAAATACACAGATTAAAAGGCCCGCTTCGCCGCTTACAATTGCGGCGATTATCCACCCGCCACCGGCTTTGATTGAGAGCAAAAGCAGGAACAGCCACACGAAAAAACAAAACCGCATCTTTTCCCATAAGGTCACGCTTTGCCACCATTGGATCAGGCCGCCCCAGGAAGCGGAAGCAAACGCGACCAGGGCGCAAAGCAGAATGATGGTAAAGGGTTTCATCTTAAAAGGGTGTATGTCAGTGATTTGCTTTTGCGCGTTCAGCGAAAGGCAAACAAGGAAAAAGCGAGAATGCAGAGCAGTTTTTTCATTACCATGCGTTTTTCCAGGTTGTGCCGTTGTATGTTTCAACTACCCCGGTGCTTGCGTCGTTTGCGGTACAGTCTGTGCAAAACCTTGTCATGCCCGCCGCAGGAGTAGCGGGCCTTTGCGCCAAAGTTCCAGCAGGCAATTGGTTTGCGCCCGTACCTGTTGCGTAAAACTCTAATGCTTGGTGTCTTGCGTCTGTTGCGCTGCCGTTAATAGTTCGCAAAACATTTGCTGTTGTTGAAGTCAATCCAGCGGCTACGCCAGACAAAGGGCTTGCCGTGTCCCCCCAATAGATTCTATCGGACAACCCGAGTTTAAATGGTGTTGTGTTTGATGATATGCCGCCATAAAGGGTGCCAGAAAGAAATAGATGGTTGGTTTGCGAGTTGTCGCCTATATATAACTCGCCCCCAGATTTCACTTTAATTCGGGCGTTCCCTGTGCTGGTAAACTCGCCAAATTCGTCTGTAGCATCAGCCCTTAACGTGAACCTCACAAGTGGATTAAAGTCTTGTATTTGTATCAATTCATTGGTAGAAGCAGCAGCAGTTGTATATCTCCAAATCACATTTTTTACCCCTGATATATCGGAGAAGGATGTTTGCATATAATCCGGAGACGCCAATGTATTGTATATCCTTTCCCCAAATCCTCCCCGGAATGCAACAAAATTGCCTAATTTGTACATAAGGTTAGTATTTAAAAAAGTTGTGTCTCCGGAGTTCATTGCAAACTTGTCGTGTATTGTATTATTCAATTCCGTTATTCCAGAGCCGTTGAAACCCTCTTTCACGACATTCCTATCTGTTGCTGTTATTTTTATATTTATAGAGCCCCCGGGGCCGTCAAAAAAATTGTTATCCGATATAGTATTACTTACACTTCTTCCATTCAGGTATATGCCGTAATCATACTCGTTCATTTCAATGAGGTTATCTCTTACCACGTTGCCGCTATTAGTGTCGTCTTTTGCAGCAAACCAAATTGCAGCAAAACCACCGCACTGATTCCAAAAATTATTGTTTTTTATAACGATTGAATTTGCGTAAGTCTGCAACATAACCCCGGCAGAAATCCAGTTAAAATAATTATTCTCAATAACCGTCCCGTATCCCTGAAACCCCATTTCCGCACTCGTATCGGGCGCTGAAAGAAAAGCCGTATTTCCACCTAAAACAATTGCACGGTTTCTGCTAAGCGCTGAAAACCCCAGAAATGCGCAGTCGTGTATGTGTAATGTGGTAAGCGTTGAATGAATAAATGTATTGGTTAGCGCCGTCGTTCCTTTCAAAAATGTTATATCTGAAATACGAACTTTTCCAGTGCCGCGAAACTGTAAACACCCTATTGTATCGCCCTGGTAGCGCATATCTAATATAGTGCCGCCCGTTGGCTTTTGCCCGTTGCCTGATTGGAATGCCCCTACTCCTTTGATTACCATATCTGGCGTTTGTGGGATGTTCGCGCCGGTATAGTTTGTTTTTGGTTTTAACAAGCCATTTATTCGATATGTTCCTGATCCGAATTGAATCACGCCGCCCCCTTTATTATACACGGTATCAAGTAGGGCCTGAATTTTTGCGGTTTGGTCTGTTCCGTCCGGAAAGATATTATAAGCGGCAACATTATAAGCAGCCCCACCCTTGTCCCAGATTGGCGAAAGCAAAGGGGCTGTTCTTTGTATCGTGTCTGTAATACTTTTCCCCTCATAAGAAAGGTCTTTTTTCTGAAAAGTCGAATCAGTGCCACCGCCGCCGCCTGTTGCGCTTATAACCCCGCCTGTTATGTCAATACCCGTCCCGGCTGTATATGTTTGCCCCTCGTTGATTTGCAGCCATGCCGACCCTGTATAGTAATATAACTCCGGCCCGCCCTGTCCGGCGGAACAGGCGTTAATAACAAGACGGCTTTGGTATTTTGCGGGCGTGTAGGCTGGTGCAGAGCATCCAGAAATCGTTTGCACCCGATACCCGGAGGCGCTCCATGATGTGCCGTTGTATTCGTACCAATACCCGGTAACGGTATCAATGGCAACCTGTGATCCTGTCCTTCCGGGTGAAAATGTAGGCGCTCCGGCGGTATATGACACCCCGGCGGTTTTTACAACGTTGTTTTGCCCGGATGCCGGGAAAAGAAAATAGATAAAAAAAAGCGCAATAAATAGATGTTTCATATTTCCCTTACTTGTTTTTGCAGCCCGCCCGGCAGGCTAACGTGATTGTCTGATGTTTTATAAATGTCGCCAACCTCCAGCCCGTCGGCAATGGCCGATTCGTCGGAATCGTATTCTGGCAATGACGCAAAATAGGCGGAAAAGTCAAACGCCCCCCCTATCACGATATTTACCGTTGGCCCGGTTCCAATTACCAGAAAAGTATCTGCCATGTTTTAAGAGTTTGCCGTTACGTCGGTAACGATGGTGAACGAGCCTTCGATCCAGGTTTTTATCACTCCGGCCCCGGATGTGGTCTGCATATCAAATTTGTAGTCCCCTGCTGCGATTGCGGCGGTTTGCGCGGCAGTCATTGTCAGGGTGATTACGCCGAGGCTGGAAAGGGTGATTCCGGCCCCGTTTGTCAAAGTTATGATAACATCGTTAGAGAGAACGGTTCTGATTTGAAGTCTGCCGGTGTATCCTGTGAAATTCCGCACGGTGCCGCCAACTACAACGCCGTCAACGACCGTGCCACCATCGTACACGGTGATCGTGTCTGGTGTCCAATCGTCCCCTTTTTTGTGGATGTAGTTGATAACCGCGGGCGTTGTTTGTATTTCAGTTGCCATTTTATAGAGTTATTGTGAAGGTGTTGGTTTGATTATGTTGTAAATCCGGCTGTTGGATTAAGTGTTTCAAGGTAGTCTACCAGCACAGCCTCAGCCTCTGTTATTGCCAGTGTGATTGCATTGGTTGTTGATGTCGAACTGGTATCAAAATCGGTAAGCGCAAACTCTTGCGCCCTGAATCTTACCAGTTCATCGCCGCCAGCATCAATAAAAATAGCCAATATTGAGCCGTCGCCCGTACTTGCAAGCGTTTCAAGTATAAAATCCACGGTTGCCGCATCGTAGATATTTGCTTCTTTTCCAGCCACCGCTATTATTGGCCCATCTGTTACTGTTATCATAGTCCTGTCATTAAGATATTGATTTGCAAAACTGTGGAAGCAGGCAGGGTGCCATTAAAAGAGATGGTAATAATCCCGGTTGTATTGTCGTAGGTAGCGAACCACCCCGCGAGCGCTGCTGCCAGGTTTTTGCCCTGTACGATTGCCGATGCCCTTGTGTTGAATTTGTAGCCCGCTGCCATTGTGATCGTTGCCACTATTGCATTTGTGGCCGGGCTTGTGCCGGATGTGAAATACAGATAGCCTCCATTGCCCCACCATGAAGTATTCCCGGAGTTAATCGTTGCGCCGGTGCCAGCGCCGGTTCCAAGCGCGAAGGTTCCGATAGTGCCGGTTGTGGCTACGTTCTTCCACATTTCGCCCCGCACATTCCCGCCCACGTCAAGCACCTCTACTGCGGTGGTTTTATTGATCCCTACCTTTGTGGTAGTGCCTGTTTCGATCCTAATCCCTTCGCCTCCTACCGCTCCGGATGAGGGGTTTACCTGGTTAAGAATGCGCAGTGTATCGTTATCGCTGTTATCTATGCCAATAATCCAGGTAGCGCCGCCAGATACAACGAACCGCATAAACGCATCGCCAGCCAATGAGCCGCCAACGCCTATTTCATGGATACTTGACCCGCTGCTGCCTGTATTTCTTGTATTTAACTGCTTAGAGATAACCTCCTGCATGTTGGAGGAATACAGCAGGAATATGTCGTTTGCGCCGGATGCAGGACGCGCTTCAAAGTGCGCGGTCGAGGCAATGACTGAGCCAGTCTTAATTATCTGTAAGCGGCCATTGGTTACGTCATACAGCAGGGACACATCGCCGTCGATGGTGCCGGCGCTATCAAACACAGCCACCTGCCCGGCAGCGCCCGTGCCTGTTATGGCTGTTATGGTACCCCATTCCAGAGAAGTGCCCGCAGAATTTACGCGCAGGTATTGATTGGCGGCACTGGCTGTGAGCGCTGCTATATTTCCGGCAGTTGATCCAGCCCTTGCAAGTATAGAAAGCCCGGCCAGTTGCGCCATTTTTGCGACCGTTACGGCGTTGTTTGCAATGGTTGCCGCAAATGATCCGGTGCCAGATCCCGTAACGTCCCCGGTCAGCGTTATGGTTTGGTCGCCGCTATTTGTGCCGGTAAGGCCAAGCATGGTTTTCGCAGTGGCGATACTCAACACTTCAGGCACGCCGGCGCCGGCAGTGTTCCGCCCTAAAAATGAAGCGGTAGCCATGTTTGCCATTTTGGCTAACGTAACGGCGCCATTGTCAATAGTCCAGACAGTGCCAGTACCCGATACGGTTATATCCCCTTTGTCTCCATCGGGGACTACAACAGTTGGCAATGCCGCTGCTGCCCACCCGCCCGCATCTGTCCAAGTCAACACAACCCCATCTGCGAGCGCCGTTGTTCCATACGCTGTCCACTCGCCTGAAGTCCGGCGAAGTATCGCCCCATCTGGCCCACCAGGCAAAGAAAAGCCCGCGCCAATACGCGGAAGCCTTACAATAGGTGCGCCACGCGGGTAATCATTTAGCAGGGTGCCCGATACAGATATTGCCGTTTGCCCGTTGGTTGTTAGGGCTGTAACCGTCAACCTTTCAAATCCCCCGGTGAACGGATCGACAATATGAATAATGTCGCCCGTATTAAAATCATAATCGCTTAAGGTATCCTGAATTTCAAGTGACGTAATTACTCCGGCCCTGATATTTTCTTCGCTCAGTGTTGAAGCAACCGGGTACATGATCGTACCCAAAGGAGCGCCAACGCGGAACGGCCCCAAGCCGCCCGTTGTGCTTGTGTTGTCCCTTGGCGGGTTTGGATGGTCGGTTGCAATATGCCGGATCGGAGTAGACGGCGTTAGCCCTGCCGTGTGCCTTATCTCTATCCATTCACCTGTAAAGGTGTTATGCACAGCGTCCCAACTACCGCCCATCAAAACCCAGTTAATCGAATCCCAAACCACCAGAGCCAAAGACGCTATATCGCCGTAAAGGCTACCATTCAATTTTTTAGAAGTCTTTGCCCTTGTGCTTGCTACCACATAGGTAAGCATTTGGCCGATAAACGAGTACGCCGGTGTAGTTGCCCCAATGCCCCAAAGCCCGGCTAAAATGTAGGTGGATGCCGGTTTGACCCAAATAGCGCCTACCGTGTTTACGTTTGTACTGCTGCCGATCAGGCTTTCAGACTTATAAACCTTTGTGTTTTGGGTGTCTGTGTTTAGCGTGGAATATTTAGCCGCTTCGCCGCTCAGTACCGGCCCGCCTTCGCTATACGCCTCCATCCACAAATTTGATATTTCGTAGGTTATATCGAAATCAGCAAAGGAATAGGTAGTGCCGTCGAACTTTTTGAGCGTTTCCAGTTCACATGAAAACGTAAAACTTTCCGTGTTTTCAGGTAGGGGCGGGGTGATTAAGTCAATACCCTGCGTAAAGGTGAAAATGTCATCGGTTGTATTTGCAAGGAATGGCCCCGAAATAGTTTGGCACACATACAGCCCCGGCGTGGCGTGCCATATAACAGGGGTAAAAGCAACCTGGTACGATGCCTGCAATGTGTAGGAATTTTGCAGTCCGAAATTGTCCAGGAAGATATTGAGCCGGATTACGGCTACAAACGGCTCTAGCGGGTTTGTGTACCCGGGAGCAAAAGTGTTACTGCTTATCCTTAACACCATGCCGCCGGTTATTCGTAGCGTTGTTTCGCCGCTGTTACCGTGGATGGGGGTATAAAAAGTGTCTATCCCGGTGTGTGTATCGTCTACATTTTCCGCCCCGGCAAAGAAATTGCGCCTTTCCAGCGCTTTAAATTCGTGCCGGGCTTCGGATAGTGGTGCCGTAAATTCATAAACACCTGTTGCTAATAACGCCCCGGCTGCGGTTTGGTCTATGTCATTGTCAATACTGTAATTGACAGCAGAAATAAACGTGCCGTCCGTTTCCCATTGCCTTTGGATAATTGTAGTGGCAATCCTGTACGAAATTTGCTCTATCCAGAACGCGCCTTTGGCATAGGTAATCCGGCATTCCAGCGCTGTGAGAATGTCTTTAATTACCTCATAACATGATTTGTATTCGAGTACGCCGTTTTTGTATTCGTAATACACCGCGTTCGACAAATACGCCTGGTCGAGCATATCCACGCCCGTGGGGCTGTGTGTCATGGTTTCTTCCCACCAATCCACCGAAGTGCGTAGGAAAACGTCGCCCGCCCCGTAAAACTCTGAAACGTAGGAAATTTTTGATAAAGCCCGCGTGAGGTACTCTATCATTTTACTTTTCCCGGTGTACGGCCCTGCCACGTCTTTAAAATCTACGTCTTTCAGGGTGCCGATACCGTCTACCGCTTTGATCTGAAATGCAAACGGGTAGTCAACATCTTCATAACTGGTCGAATCGAACAAGATAAAACCTGTCCATTCCAGAACACTATCCTTTAAGATCCGGACTAAAAAGCGCCCTTCCTGAGCGGTCACAAAGTCGGTTATCAGCGCTTCGTGTGTGGCGTTTTCAATCCAAAATACAAACTCGCATTCGGTCGCCATAAACTGCGCGGCCTCTTCAAAGCCATTTGCAGAATACTTTAAATTGTACCCGTTATCCTTTGTGTTGAACGACGTAGCCGCCCCGGAATATGAGGTGTCCCATATTTCCAAGGTTATTTCCTTACCTCGCTCAGTGGGGAAAATTGAATTAAATCTTACGGCGCTCAAAATCCATTAGCCCTCCCGCGCTGTCTTTGTGCTTTTTCCAAAACGAGTAACAGGTCTGTGCCTTGTACGCGAAAAGTGCCGGACACATTTACATCGGAAGATGCGCTGCCAAGCATGCCGCGCAATTTATCCAGCGGGGCAATTACCTCCGGGTTGTTTGCCGCGCCTGGATATTCACCGACCAAAGCGTGTACCGGCCCGGAAGCAATGCCGCCTTTTGCAAGTGGCGTAGCAATGATCCGGGCTATCTGGATAGCGCCGATAGCGCCCGCTGCAACTGCGCCGGGAATACTACCTTTTGCAAGTCCTTTAAGTACGCCCTGTGCTGCTGTGATAGTGGCCTCCATGATAGCCAATACCTTTGCCCGCCGAGCCGCTTTTCGTTCCATTGCGTCAATCTTGGCCTGAAACTCTTCCTTTATCTTTGCTTCGAGCGCTGACCCTTTTTTGACACCCTTTAGGCGCTCCTCCATTTCTTTGTTGAGGTTGGAAATATTGCGGGCAGATATTGCGTCAGAGAGCCCGGTTATAGCGCCAATCCCCTCTTGTATTTTTTCGGGCCACTCGCCTATTTTTTCCTGAAATTTATCCGCCCAGTCAATTAGTTTTTGTTGGCTTGTTGCCGTGCCGTCCGCAACTGCCTGAATCGCCTCTTTTACTTTCCCGCTTACCCTCGACAGTCTTTCTTCGAGTTTGTTTATTGCCTCTTCGCTTTTTACAGGATTTGCATTTTCGCCGTCTTTTGTTTTTTGGAAGGCGGGAAGCGGAAGCGGCTCAAAGGGCTTGTTTGAATCTTTTACATCTTTGTAGTCCTGCTTTTTTTGCGCCATATCCACCTCGTGAACCCACTTCATGTATTTCTCCCACTCCGCGTTCTGCTCCCTTTTGGCCTTGGTGTTTTCCTCTGTTGCTGAAGTGTTGCCCGTGGTGGAGCTAGTAGCGCTTTTTGTGCTTGTCGCAAAGTTGGTATTTGCTACAATCTGCGCCTTTAGGGCATCCTCTCTAAACCGTAGCGCCTTTTCTTCCTCCGCGTACCCTTTCAGGATTTCCTTGCGGGTAGATTCTGCCTGTGCTGCAATGTTTGAATTTTGACCAAGCCCAACATTTTGAAATCTATTATCCGGCTTTCTGTCCATCATCCGTGCGGTCTTTTCCGCCAACTCCATGCGCTCCTGGTCGATCTTGATTAACTTTTCTTCCGCTGCTTTCGCCCGCGCCGCCCGCAATAGATTGTCAATATATGCGGCATAGCCTTCGTTTAGTTTGTCAATATTTACCTTTTCGGCATTCAGTCCTTTGAAGTATTCCGGCGCTACTTGGTTGAGTTTTTCGAGCGCGGCTTTTTTCTGTTCGAGTGATGTTGTGTTGCTTTTCAGTACGTCCACAAGCAGCCCCGTGGATACCTTTTCTTTTGATACCGCCTCGGTTGACTGTTTGGATATTTCGGCTAAATCTTCCTGCGATTGAGCCGCCGCGCTCGTGTCTTTACTCAGCACCATGAATGCGGCTGCAAGTGCTAATACTACGCCGATTGTCGCACCAATAATCGTTAATTTTGTCGCTGTGTTGAGCGCCTTAAACGCTGCAATTGCGCCGGGTATCGCCTGACCTGCAAGGGATTGCAATAAAACTTTTTGAAGGGTTCCAAAAACGGCAATCATTTGACCGATTGCCAAAACTGCAAACTGCCCTACCTTTAGCATCGGCCCCAATGCCAACGCAAACACCCCGACGGCGGCTATTGCTCTTTGGGTGCCTTCGCTCATTCCGCTGAATTTTTCGCCTAAATCAGAAAGGAACTTTGAAAATGCCTCTAATTTCCCGGTGACATTGAAAGTCTTATTCAGGGATTCGCCCACATTTGCCAGAAACATTTTTATTGCTACCCCAGCGTTTACTATCGCGTTACTAATGCCGCCTTCCACCCGTGGCAATTTCTGCATTGCAGCGGTGATCTTTTCCACAAACTCTTGACCATTGACACCAAGCGCCCGTAAATCTTCCGCGCTTGTGGTGCCAAATGTTTCTTTCATTATTTTGGCAAGTCCGGGCATATTCTCTTTTATCACGTTCAAATCAGACGTGAGAATTTTGCCCTTACTTATGATCTGCGCAAATTGAACAGTAACCCCGTTGAGGTTTTCAGCCGTGCCGCCGGTTGTAGATATGGCGTTTGCAAGTTGGATAATAGTATTGCGGGCTTTTTCTGCTGAAAAGCCTACGCCCTGCAAACGTAGCGAAGCCTTTACCGCTTGCTCAAAGTCAAGACCTGGCGCTTCCGCTGCTTTTCGCAGTGCAACTAATTCGGCGTTTGCCTCTTCAATACTTCGCCCGGCCCCCTGGAAAGTAGCCTGCATTGCCTTTTCAATGGCTTCGATTTCCCCGGCTGATTTGATAGCGGCAGCACCAAACGCAAGTATCGGCAATGTGAGTTTCATTGACAACTCGTTTCCAATAGCAGACAAACGAGTGCCAGCGGTTCGCACCGCTCGCTCTGCGTCCTTTAGCGCCTTTTCGAGCGCCTTTATGTCGCCGCCAATCCTAACATTTAATGCTGCTACGCTTGCCATTTTTTCCCGGTGTGTTGTTCGTAACCCCTATCCGCAAGGGCTGAAAATGCTGCGAGTTCTTCGGCTGTGATTTCGTCAAATTGTGGCGCGTCGTTTATTTCGTCGCCTGGCAATGTGATAATGTCCGAAAGTTTTAAGCCTTTGCCTTTTTCAAGGTGCGGGGCAACGGCGTAATACGCCACAATCCGCGCTGCTGCCAAATTTTGGTGAAACCTGTCTTTCTCCTGATCCATGTGCCCGTGTAAGGAGGCATAAAAAAAGGAAGGGGTGGAAAACCAAAATTCATCAGATTTCCACCCCATGCGCCCAGCGGCCGCAACCATCCACGGCCAGTCGAAGTCTATTTCTTCACCTTTTTTTTTGCAGGTTCATCCGGTTCGCTTTGGCCGGTCATATCTTCGATCGCCTCCAGTAGCCACGGTAAAACCAAAGTAGTCACACCGCTTTCCATGTCCATCCACAAAGCCACCTCTTCGGCATCGTATTCGCCCGGCGCTTTCTTTTCGTACCGCTCGGCTGCGCGTAGGGCATAGTACAGGACATCGGCCACGATGGTAATATCTTGTTCGATCAAGGCTTTGCTGATAACGCTCAGCGTAATACCTGTTTCCTCTTTCAACTTCTTGAAAGCCAGGTTTCCGAAAAGAACCGAACGGGTTTCGCCGCCTAATTTCAAAGTGTGGATCATATTAAGAAGTTTGAGCCAGAGCGCCGGTACCCATGCCCGTGTAGGAAATAGTTACGTTTTGGTTTGTTCCTGCGGACGCAATGTCGAGTTTTGTCCAAAGAACGGTGCCAGTGAGAATGTCGTCACCAGAAACGGCGGTTTTAAATGAAACGGTTGAAACGGTTTGGGCAATTGCCAGTGCCGTTAACTGATTCAGCGACATAGTGCCGTCGTACGAACCATTTGCGGTGCCGGAAATTTCCCAGCCCGTTTGGGCGTACAAAAGTTCCTTCCATTGCCCTGAATCTTTACAGGTTGTATCCCGTGTTTCATTTGTGATGGAAAGAGAGCCGTCGGTCTGGCAAGTGATTGCAGTCGAGCCGACGTAAATTTTCAAAAATTTGGTATTAACTACCCCAACTGAAGCCATGACTTATATTTTTAGTGTGTTTATGCTTTTTTTGTTCCTTCGTTTTTCGGTTCTGATTTGGCAATATCAACAGCGATTTCCGTAAAGGTTCTCGACATTTCCGCGCTGAATGGAGTAGGCACACACCCCAAACCGTACATTTCAGAGTTTGTTTTTGCGGGTGTATCCGGGTGCATTTGAATATGCCCGGCGCTCACCAGTAAAAGTCCGTCCCGGTCTGATACGTCAACGACTGATCCGCATTTGTGGACAATGCCGTAGTCGAGCCAGTCCGATGTTAGTTTTACTTTCATATCGAATTTTGCGCCACAAACCGGGCAATTGTTCGTTCAAATTCTTTGACCATGATCGCCGTTACACGCGGCTTTGATCGTTCCCAGGAAGCAAGAAAAAAGGGTTTACCGCCCCATTTCTTTGTCCCTTTTTCGACCATATGCATATAATAACCGTCCGCCCTCATTCCTGAAAACGTGCCGGATACTGCACCTTTATTGAGTTTTGCCCCTACGAAAGCGGCGTTTTTTGTTTTCTTCAAATCCAGTACCCGTATGGATCGGGCAAGGTTTCCGGGCATGTAGGTTGCCACTACATTGCCCATTCCCTTTGGCGCTCTGATCGCTTTGTTTACTTTCGCGGTCGAGTACCTTTTATGCGGTTTTGAGCCTTGCGGGGCGGCCGATTCGGCAGCAGAAGCAAAGTAGGAAGCGCCCAAAGCGCACACGCGCTTTACGTCGTTTCCGACCACCTGACCAAACTTTTGAAAAGTCCGGGCGGCGGATTCTATTTCTTGCTCCATTGTCATCGCGTTTCTCCTTTGTCGGTTACTGGTTGCCGGGGCCGTCCGTATTTGTCTTTGATGGGCGGTTTCGGTTTCTTTTTTTCGATGAAAGTCGAGTTGCTGCCGGGTATCTTGTGAGGCCAAAAGGCAATACACCACGCTACGCAGGCTGCTATCACTGCAATTAATTGCCAGCCATTAAGTCCAGTTATCCTGTATATCTCGTTCATCTTTGCTCCCTTATGTTGTATAGTGCCTCTCTGAAAAAATAAGGCGCTCCACCTGGTGCGCTATTGCCCTCTTCCAATCCGTCGGTACTTGAGACCCATTCGCAAGCGTTGATTATCACACCTCCGGCAGTTACGCCAGCGCCCGCGCCGTCTACATAGTCCAAAGCCGCCCTGACAGCAACATCCAAAGAAGACGCCCCGTCATATTCAGCGTGCCACAAACGAAGGGTAAAAGCACAATTATCATGCGTCGCATCTTCGTTTTTACTGTTGTCGGCAGGGGTGTACACGGCGCTGTAAGTAATGGCTGGATAGTCGGCCCCCTGCGGTACCATTACAGGATAAATACGCGTCGATACCAGGGCTGTAACTCCGGCGCTTGCTATCAACTTTGCGTATATGTAACGGTCTGCAATCATTTTCTTATTTCGGCTGTGATGTCTTCGTATTCCTGTCGGCCTCCAAGTGGGGCAATTCTTAGAATGTCGAGCGTGTCACCTAGAAACACAAAACGCCACTTTTCCTGAATCTCGCCAGTCCATCGAATAACAAAGCGAACGCGGCGGGTGATCTGTTCCTGGTCGGTCGATATTTCTTCGCCATTACCCATTTTAGGGTATTCCACATACGCCCAAATTGTCCGCCAGTTCTCCCACGTTACAGCCTCCGCCCCGGTGGCGCTTCGGGTTGTTACCGGGTATTGCACCAGTAGGCGGCGATCCATGTTGTACCTTTCTTTTTTCACAGTAGGTTAGTTCTGGATATGCTTAACAGATTCCACGCGCTGCGGGCGAATACACTTGTCTCTTTCCCAAGCGGCATATCTTCTCTATTATCGTACATTAACCTGATTTGCAAAAGCATCGCCGTTTTGATATTCGCATCAACTTCCGCCGGTGTTGATTTCCCGGCAACGTAGGTAATGCGGATCATATTCGGGTAAATAGTAGATCCTGAATAAGGCAATGTCGAAGTATTATTAACCACCAATCTGCCGGGATTACTTATATCGTCTATTGTGTAGTTTGTCGAGGCCCAGGTAGTGTAAACTCCTAATGAGTTTCGGTATTCAAACGAGGTCACAGAAACAAGCGGCCCCAGGGAAAACTCAAAACACCTGGTGTGTAAATTATCCCAAACTTCCTGCACTGTCTGCGTCAATAGCGCCTGACCTGTACCTCTTTCCGCCCATGTTCGGGATGTTGCTATCAGGCCGCGTATTAGTTCGTCATCATCGCTCACATCCTCATGGATTTTTAGCCATAGTTTCGCCTCCGTCAACGTGACGGGTTCTGTGGTAGGGCCGGATGTGATTTTGTACGCCATTTATCGTGTTTCGTGCGGTGATTTTATCGCCTGTTCAATTTTGGGTGCTGCTGACGCCGGCGGTTCGGATTCAACGGCCCGGCCTGAATCTATCAGCGAAATACCTGTATGGTATCCAACTTTCAAGATTTGCCCGGCCTCTATCCCGTTCCATTCCGTTATCAGCAGCACCCACATAATTTACGCCTGAAGGATGTATTTGATAGCCCCCTGAGCGATCAGGTTAGACGCTACGCGCTCCCAACCCATAAAGCCTACTTCGCGGGTTGCCCAGTAGAGGTGTTCTTCTTTGGACATGTGGATTCCGCCAACGCGCATGATCTTGAATTTGGAGAAGTCTCCAAAATAGACCGACTTGGTAGCGGTCACAGGCAGGCGTGTTGTCGCGTGCGTGTCTGGCAGGTCGTTGTTGATGAATATCTTGTACCCGAACAGTTTGTCGGGTTCACCCTGGACAACCGACGGTGTGAAGATCGGGACCGTGTTTGTGTTGCCTATTTCCGTACCCCGGATGTAAGCCATGATGCCATCCGACCACATCCAGCCCACCTGCTGACCTGCGCGGTAGGCGCGGTTTACGGAGTAGACCGCTTTCAGGAGTTCTGCCTGTGTAATCGCCGTACCGCCTGCGGTGGTGAGCGCCGAAGTGGTTACGGTGGTTGTCAGGCCGTAAACCTCATTTGTTCCCGTTCCGTTGGTGAATTTAGTATTCAGAGCCCGACCCAAACGTTCCGGCAGGATGGTAAGCAGGATTTGCTGCAAAAAGCCTACTTCCTCGTCCGTCATCAGGTCGGCAGACACTTTGATGATGTCTGAAGTGACGGAGTAGAAATCGAACAGCACTTGTCCGAAGGTCATCGAGTTGACGGCTGCGGCGCCTGTTTCTGTGATGAAACGGCCAGTATTTCCGGTGTCGTCGCCCGTAGGCCAGCGAAGCTGTGCGCCGGAATTGCGCTGCATGATTCCACACGCTTCGATCATACCGCCGTAATGCTTCATTGCCATTTCCAGTTCGGCCATGAATGCCTGCGGAACCAGGTACCCGCCGAGGTTTGATGTTCCAGCAATCTGTGTATCTGTTGCGCGGGTTTGGATCATCCGCATTTCATCTGCGGTCAGGTTGTAGCGGTCTTTGTGTTGAACCGCCCAACGCCAGAAAGCATCGCCGTAGGTCAGTTCTTTACTTTCCGGTTTGGCATCGGCGGCTGCGCGTTGGCGCGTTTCAGATTCCATTTGCGCGCTGCGGGCGGCGTGCTGCTTCTCCTGCTCTTCCGCTACCTCTGCTGCGAGCATTTCGGTAGTGAGGCGCTCAAATTCCGCATCGGCAGCGTCGTATGCCGCTTGCTGCGTAGGGTCGGTGAATTTTCCGTTTGTTCGTTTGCCGCGTAAATCGGTAATGGTACCCCAAACCTTTGCGCGTTCCTGACGAAGTTGTAAAGCTGTCATTTTAAGTGTTTTTTATATTAAAAGTTGCTTTTGCTGGAAGGCGAAATCGTCATCCGCAATGGCTTGAAAGTCTGTTTCTTCTGTTTCCGCCGCTTCCTTGTCCTCAATCTTAATCATGAGCAACAGTTCCATTGAGCGGGCCGAAAGACCGGCTGTTGCTGTTCCAG